AGGTTATTCTGATTCCACCAAATTTATTTTTTCTAAAACCCAATTCAGGTATTCAACTCTTAAATCTTCCAAATCCTGATAACTAATTTCATCGTTGATGAAGGATTTTAAAATCTCTCCTCCAACTTTTTCGAATTCGATTCTTGGATCACCATCAGTGATATCTCCCATGATCGTTAAGGTACAACAGAAACGAAGTAATGGATCTTGAATTTCATTTGTGTCCAAATGCATTTGTTTCAAAGATGGTAAAGTCTTTCCGTATCTATTCAGGAAATAAGATCTTACTTGTCCTTTGATAGATGTTAAATGTGTGATTCTTGTTTTGTTGATTGCCATAGTTGTTATTTTTTAATTGTTAAACGAAGGTACGTTATTTTTTTCAATTGATGAAATAAATTTTTTAATTTTTTTATTGATACTCTCTTTTGATTCCCCATTCATGTGTAGAAAGGTACACAACGCAGAGATGGCATTCTTCCAACTTTTGATAGGGATTTCAGTTATTACATCTTCCCCTTTGTTTGGTAACCAATACTGTGCCTTTAAACCCGTGTTATCAGGGTTATAGAATAATAAATTTAATTCTGATCCTTTGATTTGGATTCCGTCTAAAATGTAAAGATTTGTCATAGTGTTTGTTATTTAGAGAACAAAGATACGGAGACTATTTTAATAAAAAAAATAAATTTTTATCTCTATTTTTATTGACTATACCTTCCTACACCATTATATTTGTAATAATAAATCAATAAAATATGGCACAAAACTACGTTTACACGGTTAAATTCACCGACAATCAAATGAGATTGATGATGGAGATTCTTATGTATCTAAAAAATTCTCGAATTCAGAATCAACCTTTAACGGATCAACAAGAAATTGAGGATCAAATATTTGAAAAACTTAAAAAGAAATGGGAGGCATAAACTATGGAAAACAACAAAACAGATTATCGTAATCAACCCTTAGGGTTCGATAGAACACAGTTGTATAAAGAATACAACAACCCACAGATCACGAGATCAGCGGGTCTTAGAATGGCAATGGACATGATGATCGCACATGAGTGTCAGTGGTCCATGTCACAATTAATATTGGTCTCCGATCGTATTATTCAATACTATGAATTAAACGACAAGACTTGGGTAACAAAAATGGATGACTATTTCAAATTAAAAAAAGATCAACAACTTGAAAAAATTTTAAACAATGGGACAAAGTAAAAAATTATTCGAAGAACTAACATTCAATGTTTTACATATAATTCCTGATGAACCTGAAACATCATTTGAAGATGATGAAGAAAGTTTTCGTCAATGGGTAGATGAACAATGGGAGTTACAATTAATGGAACAAGAAAACTAATATGAAAAAATTAAAAGTATTATCACTGTTTTCAGGATACGGAACTCAGGAACTTGGGTTGAAGTATCTTGGAGTTGACTATGAGATGGTTGGTCATTCGGATATATGTCCGAAGGTAAATAAAGTATATGACTCATTACATAAAACAAGTAATGGTAATCTCGGTGATATTACCAAGATAACTCGTTTACCCGAGTGTGATCTGTTAACCTACTCATTCCCATGTCAGGACATCAGTATATCAGGAAAACAAAGGGGAGTGGTTCCTGGTACAAGATCAGGACTACTCTTAGATGTTGAGAGGTTATTACAAGAAACTCAACCCACTTATTTGTTTATGGAGAATGTTAAAAACCTTCTATCCAAAAAACATTTCCCTGTATTGAAATCTCACATCTCACTTCTTAATGGATTGGGATACGGTTGTTCTTATAAGTTATTAAACGGATCAAAATATGGTTGTCCTCAGAACAGGGAACGTGTCTTTATGATGTCCGTTAAAGGTAAGACAAATCAAGAGGTTGAATCATTAATGAATTTGGTCCATCAAGATGTTGTACCAAAGGTCCCAATGAGAAACTTTTTGGAAAACAATGTTGATCCTAAATTGTATATCAATAGTCCTTACACACTACGTAAACCAAAGATGGATTCTGTATGTAGAATGGTAGGTATTAGAGATGATGTTAAGTATCAACAATCCCAAAGGATCTATTCAATCGATCATTGTTCACCAACATTAACGAAATGTGGATCACCACAATTATTAATGGATGATGGACGTTTCAGAAATATAACACCAAGAGAGGCGTTCAGATTCATGGGTGTCAGAGATGAAGATATAAATGTAATTTTAACCAACGAATTAACAACAAGAATGTATTGGAACATTGCGGGTAGATCGATCTGTGTTCCTGTCGTTATGAGTATATTCAGTAAATTTTTTAACAATGGAAAAACTATTTGATTTCAATAAGATTAATGATTTTGATGATCACATCAATAAGAGTATTCCCAATTACGATTTGTTAATTGAGATGATAAAAAGTATGAGTGAGTATTTTTACACACCCAATGGATCCATTTATGATCTTGGTTGTTCAACTGGTAAATTATTGAAGTCATTGAATTTTAATTGTAAAAAATACGGATACGATAACTCAACATTATTACCTGATGATTCACAATCAATCAACTTTGAAACTCATGATCTAAATCAGAAGTTTCCGATCAGTAATGCGTGTTTGGTGTATAGTATCTTTACAATGCAGTTTCTTGATCCAATGAAGAGGAAACAATACCTGTCACAGATATACGAAGGAATGATTCCTGGTGGGTGTTTATTCATAACTGAGAAGATCTATCAAGAACACGGAATATCACAAGAGATATTTTCATTCAGTCATTACGATTTTAAATTGAAAGAATTCTCAGGTAATGAAATATTAAAGAAAGAAAAAGACCTAAGATATAATATGAAACCATTACACGATTCGGAATTAGTTCATACATTAAAATCAACAGGATTTAAAATTGTTACACCTTTTTTTCAAATGTTCAACTTTAAAGGTTATATTTGCATCAGATAAAAAAAAAACTATGATATCACTTATACAAATTAAAACCGTTTATGTTAACAAAACAAGAACAGAGTTCATCACCACAGATAATGGTATTGGTAGACCACAGATTAAAATGGAAGTATGGGGAAATAGTGAAATAACTTCTGATGATCTTTGGGATTACTTGTTTGAATATCTTGAAGATGATGAAGACGGTGATGTATCAACATTCATTGATATCCTTGAAGATATTGCGGTTGAAATAATAGAAGAATAAAAAACCCACAGTGAAAACTGTGGGCTGGATAACTTGGGGATAGGGAACAATTAAATGGGAGTAAAAAATAAATCAAACCTATCCCTGTATAAATATACGTAAGTATCTCGGTAGTTAAATATTATTTACCTTCCAATTCCCTCAATTTTCTTTCAGACCATGTCAGTGCGGGTTCTCCGCCCCAACTATCATACATAAGGCGTCCGCACCCCTCTTCATAAGACTTTGATGATGTTAGATCTGATTTGTGTCTTGATAAATAAGAATACATCCTTTTGATCGTATCAACAGAAATGGGTTCACCACCTGCGAGTTGAGATGCTCTTGTCTTTCCTACCTGAGTTCCACAAGATCCCCAACCATTCTTTTCTGCGTAATCCACTGCCTTCTTTGCGGCGTTCTTAACACCTTCGGGATAATCAGAAATTGATTCCGCAAAATCATCCTCTGTCATTTTTACAGGAACACAGTTTGGATCACCATTGTCTTTTAAACCGATGGCCTCATATCCTGGCCAACATACGTCCTCTAATCCTTTCTCCTCTGCGTAAGTTATATCGTAGAATTCATCTGTCTCCATTGTCACAACCTGAGGATTTGTACCACCCTGTGGTTCAACAACAACAGACGCAGAACAACGTTTACGTGCTTCTTCTTCTGTTAACGAAGAATCATCAATCATTCTTTTTTTAATACAATCACCAATGTTTGTGTCTTCGAACATAACTGGTTCAACCAGTAATTCACCATCTTCTTGTTTCTTCATACACATTGCGTATGACTTTTTATAATCCATACCTCTTGCACGATTGTCTGCCATACACATTTCCATTGGAAGTTCATCTGTTGAGAACTCTTCCAACTTGGACCAATAACGATAATACGCATTGAACGCGTTGAGACATGATCCAAGACGTTCCTTCATGTTAGGGAACTGTTCTTTCATCTTTGAATTTGAACTACAACGAGATAAATACTTACCTCTGTTTTCACTCTTATTCGGCTTTAAAACGAAACCATCTTCTTTAATTTTACTCATACTATTTTTTTTTTAACAACCACCCCATATACATCTGTAAGTTGGATCAGAATAATAACCGATACCTGCTCTTGAAAATCCATTTGCGATATCATATCCTTCCCATCTTCCATTTGTTAATTCAACGCCGCTGAAATAATTCTTACCCAGATGCGGAAATAGTCCTTCGGTTGAATTGAAATTGAAACATCTTGGATAGTTTCCTGAATTGAAAATAATTTCTTGAATCATTCTTTGTTCAAAGAATTGTGAACGTTGTTCCGCCTTCTCTGTAAACCATTGCATTTCTTTTAATGTAACGGTTTGTTCAGAGCCGTTCACCACGCCATTATTTTTAATTCTGCCCCATACACTTGGTAAACATTCTGCATACGCAGTCCACAGCAACATGGGCTGCACGAAGTATTCCAAGAAATTTTGGTTGATTGTTGTAAGTGTTGAACCTGTTACTTGATTTAATAACTCAACGTAGTAAGGGCGGCCTATGATATATTCAAGTTTGGTCTGCTGCACAACACTTATGAAAGGCAAAAGCACTGAACTAGAAACGTTCTGATCAATGTCCGTAAAATTTTTGATCTTGACCTCGCTTATCAGGAGGACATTTTGGGGCACTAACGCTTGACTCATACTATTCTGTTATGTTTTCTTTTTTATCAACACCAACGATTTCATCCTTATTTACGTTAACCGTTTCAACTGGTTTTTCATCAGGAATTGTTACCATTTGGAATTGTTTTATTTCTATCTCACATGGTTTACGATCACGTAGTGTAAGTAAACGTTCGAACACACTCTTGATCTCCTGCTGAGCAGGTGCAATTACTAAGTGCTGAAAATGGTCCTGGGCCTCTAAATGGTTTGGAGTGCCGAGAGAGCCTGCAGTCTGAATGCCCAAGAGTTCGGGCGAACTAATTTGGTGTGATGTTAAGATGGCTTGTTGCACTTGTTGATTCATCTCGATCCACATTTTATCGCTGCCATTTGGTGAAATGGTTGTGATCTCAGGTGCTTCATCTTTTGAATTTGCGAACGTCAACATCAACTTGCCTGGATTATTCGATGATGAATATTTCGCAGTAAGAGTTTGATAGATCTGTTCGCGCTCTTCGGGTGCAGGAATTCCTGAATTCAAAGAAACAAACAATGATGGATTAAGACCATTGATAATGTTGCTGTGCCAGAAATTTAACACCTCGATTTCCGTCGCAATCGCAGTTGCCCCGCCCCACCAATTTGGATAGCCGTAATAGTCTGCGGATGGTGAGTGTGATCTATAATAAAATACTTGTGATGGATCTTCTCCATTAGGATCGAAGGCTTGAATTTTTCTTGGTGTGAATTGTGGTTTACGATAAAACGCCCAATCATTTGAATAATAATAATTCTCAATCCTGTCGTTTAACGTTGATCTCTCTGCACGTAATTTCGAAGGATCCATATAATAGATTTCGAAACCAAGATCGCGATCACGTCTGTGGACTATGTTAACACTAAATGCATTATAGAGAATGAAATCCAAAGTACACTTCATCCATATATCATAGATTGATTCTCCCATTGAGTTTGCCATTAATAAACGATTGTTGTCTCCGTCTTTTAATGACATTTCTTCCCCACGTATTCCAAACCACTTACTCATTATACATGCGCGATTTGTGGGTGAGGTATTATAAAGTCTTATGATTTCTTGTGGTGCAAGGTTGGCGATACCGTAATAGACCCAAGGCGTTCTTGTGTTGATTGCGTCGTTCTCTTCAATGATCGGAACCCTCGCAACCGCAAAGTTAAACACTCTTAGTAAATCTTCTGGTAATTTTTGTTCGTCCATACTTATAAATATATTTTTTTATCTCTTTAATCAAACACCACAGATATAAACATCTGATGGTAATTCAATTATTTGACTCAGTTGTTGTGGTGTTAGACATTCTGATAATTGATCAGTATCAATTTTAATAACAGATCCCCAAAATATAGTTGATCCACTCTGAGAGTCCAATGTACAATATGCGATTGGTGTTTCTTGCCATGTTGTTGTTCCTGGTTCAGGGAATCCCAAACAATCATTAATCTGATTGATTAGATCATAACCTTTTGATGTTTCATCTTCATTAAATTTTATAAATCCTTTCATGTTAATATTTTAAATTCCATTTAGTTTTCAAATAACTTAATAAATTGGTTGTTTCCGTTGGTGTTAATTCTCTTGTGAAGAAATAGATCTCACCAATTTCACCTGTATAATTTGTTCCATCAGTAGGATCATTTAATAAATATAATGTTGATGATGGTGGTTGACCTTGTGCAGCAGTTCCATAATTAGATCCTGCAACAACAGATTCAGTTGCTCCACTACCATTGAATGAAGAATATGAAACAACAGTTCCACCAGATGTTGAAATATAATCAATGAATGTTTGTCCTGTTGTTGGTCTATTTGACAATGTGCAATCTCTTCTATAAAATGCTGAATTATAGAAGAACGCTTTTCTAACTGTTGTTGAAGTTTGTTGCATGTAATCACCTAAACTTCCACCACTTCCATTATCGAATTTAAAGAATGCATTGTTACCCAAATTTGTTGAAACAACAACTTTGGTCCAATTTGTTGATGCAGTAGTTGAAATTAATGATATTAAAGAATCATTTGAAATCGTAACCGCACTTAATCCTGATCCTGAGAAATATGTTGAAGCACCTATTAGTGGTTGGTTCGCCGCAGTTGATTGAGTAAACGCAGTTAAACCACCATAAACTCCTTTATTAGAAATGTTAGTTAAAAAGTTTGTTCCTACCCTAAATGTCATTGTTGATGTATCACTAAAATCAACCCAAATTTGAGGATTTAATGATGTTGGATTAAACGGTGGTGGAGACGGAGTTGGTGTTGATGTTGTGGTTGGTGTTTGAGTATTAGTAGGTGTTTGTGTTTGTGTTGGAGTCATTGTTTGACTGGCTGTAATGGATGGTGTTGGTGTCTGTGTATTAGTAGGTGTTTGTGTCATTGTAACACTTGGAGTCGGAGTTGGTGTTTGACTTGCAGTGATACTTGGAGTTGGAGTCTGAGTTTGACTGGCAGTGATACTTGGAGTAGGTGTTTGTGTCGAAGTTTCTGTTTGTGTAGGTGTATTCGTATTTGTAGGGGTCTGTGTGACCGTTGGAGTCTGAGTTGGTGTTTCTGTCTGACTTGGAGTAATGGATGGAGTAGGCGTGTTTGTAAGGGTATTGGTTGGTGTTGAACTATAAGTCAACGTTGGAGTATTTGTAGGTGTTGTTGTTTGAGTTTGTGTTTGTGTTGGAGTCTGAGTTGTTGTAGGTGTTTGAGTTGATGTTACGGTTGGAGTTGGAGATGGTGGATTTAATTCATCCGGTGCAAAGATATAGTTCGAGTTAATTTCATTATTAGAAACATACTCAACATAATAATCATTTGTTGTGTTCGAAGATTGAACAATAAGAAGTGCTTGACCTGATTCAATAATACCAAGACTTAACGCAGGATCGAGATTTCCACTACCTTGTGTTTGTTGATAAATGCCATAGTTATAAAGTCCTTCATACGGGAACGCGATCTCACCCACACCTTGTCCTTCAACAAAATCAAATTCATCATATCTCGTCTTGTGAGTTGAAATATCTGTTGGAATAAAACGAACTTGTTGTTTAGAAAAAATATGTGTGAAAGAAAATAACCATTCAGGATTCGATATCGTTGCGTTCTGTGATACAGTAACAACCATTGAATTCCTCTGACCCGTTTTAAGTAATATCATATTCTATAAATAATAACAAGAGGAGAAATAAATTCCCCCCTTGTTAAAGTTTTTTTTATTAAGGTAAGATAGTCATACCTGTTACCACATCTGCCAGTGTACCATCCAATTGATTCATCGGAAGTTGTTCCAATGCTTGGAATGTGATGTTGTAACCCGCCTGATCGCCGAGTGCCTTTCCTGTTACGGAAGTACCTGCGGTTACGAAGGAGCCATACACCTCACCAAGAAGGAAACTATTTCCGTTATTATCGATGAACACGATTCCTAATTTAGGAGATTGTGCCAAAGTTTTAAGAATGTTTCTTTTTGTTTGGTCTAATTTAGCAAAATATGTAACTAATTCTTGTGTATAGAAAACTGTGCCATTTTCTAATGAAGCATTTACAGTCTCAGTAAATTGTGAAGACGTGCGTATAAGTTCGAAAACATACCAACTACCACTACCGCTAATTGAAGTGATTAAATCACTACCATCTTTGGTAACATTTGTAATGTTTGTGAAGTCAGTTATGTATGCCGTACCTACGCCACCTGCGTTATCTCTACATGAAAGTGCTATACCTGCCGTTAAATTACATGCCATTTTATATTTTATTTATTAAATAACGTTTATTGTTTGAAAAAAAGTGGTGAGTATTTCATCACCACTTTTAATTATGAAAGACCGTTTGTTACAAAGAATTCAGGGAATGCAATTTGCGCTCCGATTTTGTATGCCGCCATTATACGCACCTCTTGGAAGTCCTGAGAGAACCATGCGCGGAATGAATCTTCGTCGCTAGTTAAGTCCGTGCCGATCAAAAAATATTGCGCAGGGCCTGCAGCAATTAAATTTGATCCGTTTAATCCAGGCACACCTACAACGCGATAGTTTGTTTGCGGATGATACATTGTATAAACAGAACCTAATTTATTTTCAGAAGAATCGATCCAAAAGTTGTTTGCGTTTCTTACTGCTTGCAAGTAACATTTGAACTGTTGTTGCGACATGAAAATTACGATATCATCTCTGTCATAAACGTTTGCGTTTAATAACTGAATGATAGAATCGATTTGACCTAATACGTTATTTGCTTTGTCTTGAACAGAAGAACCTGTTACAGAACATAATGCAGTTGCACCTGTTACTTGAACAACACCTGCTGTGTTAGTTAATAACTCAACAAATCCACTGAATGTAGATCCTTGATATTGAGGGTAAGTACTACCTGTTGTTGAACCTGTTGAAGATTGCCAAATACGATATTCGTTATCTCTTTTAATTTGCTTAGTTTGCAAATCAATAATTGCTTGTTCGAACGGAGCATTTTCGTTATACGATCCTGCGTTCAAATATTGACCAAGCCATAAAGTATTTAACTGCTGTAAACATAATGAGGTATTAATTTTCAGACTTTGTACTGTTACTGGTGCAACAGTGAATGTTGTTTGACCTTGACCTGACCATCCACAAGTTGTTCCTGTTTGAACTACTAATGTTTCAGAAAGTAAGTTCACGTTTTGTGTGCCTTTAATGCCCGGAATTACATTACAAAATTCCATAGTCACCGGTGAAAGCACCGCTTCACTTATGATGTCACTGTTCAATTGATCTACATACGTAGACAAGCCAGCGAGGTCATAAGAAAAATTCATCTTAGAAAGATTTTTGTTTTTCATCTTATTGATTATTTTTTTTTTTAATTTTTATGAGAAAGTTCTTCTCTCAATCTTTTGAATCCTTCAAT